AAGGAATACCAACTACAGTTAGATTTTAGGTGAGGTGGATATATGAAAAGATTAATTAGAAAAGCTGAAATTTATGANGGATTTGATTACAAGGATANATANTATGANGTNTANAAAAATCCAACAGCTTCCGAAATACAAGCAGTAAAGAAAGCTGATACCTATAGTTCTATTCGNGGNGTCATTGACCAAAATGGAGATAAATATATTTGGATAGGTGAAATGGGTCATTATTCTATTAACAGATATATTAATAACCAAATACCAACTAATTACTTTAGATTTGCTTATTCAAATTATTGGATTATTGATTTAAAAAGAATGGGAGCTAATATAGATTCAAATGAATGTAAAAAAATAATTAAAGACAATTTAGATTTTTTATCGCAAATAGGAAATATTAATAGTCCAGTAGATATTATGGGATTAACAGATAGAAATTATTCAGAGTTTAATTCTATTAAAGATTTTTTAAATGAAAACAATGAAAAAACAGCTGAAATTTATGATGGGATTAATAGAGGAGGCAATTATTACGAAATTTTTAAAAATCCCACAAGTTCGGAAATAAGTTTATTTAAAAATAATATCAGAGGGGCTATAGATAGAAATAATAATATTTATATTTGGGATGGAAGTATTCTACATTTTCAAACATCTCCCCAAATACCATTGGATTATTTTAGATTTGCGATAGATGGTATTTCTATGTATTGTCATATGAGTCTTACTAATAATATAACATTAGAACAATGCCAAAGTGTAATAGAAAAAAATATAAGTTATTTTTCTCAAATGATAGATTTAAATAATAAACCATTAGAATTATATTTGTCAAACGGAGAATATTCATACAATTCTATAAATGATTTTTTAGATTTAGACTTAAAATTAAAAGAAAAAACAGCTGAAATATATGACGGATTTGATTACAAGGATAAATACTATGAAGTTTACAAAAATCCAACAGTTTCTGAAATAGAAGCGGTAAAAAAATCTGATCCTTATAATGGTGTTCGTGGTGTTATAGATAAAAATGGAGATAAATATATTTGGATTGCTGAAATGGGACATGCGAATATAAATAGATATATTAATAACCAAATACCAACTGATTATTTTAGATTTGCTTATTCAAATTATTGGTTTATTTTTTTAAGGGGAATGGGTGCAAATATAGATTCAAATGAATGTAAAAAAATAATTAAAGACAATTTAGATTTTTTATCGCAAATAGGAAATATTAATAGTCCAGTAGATGTTTTTGGTTTAATAGATGAAGATAATTATTTAGAATTTAATTCTATTAATGATTTTTTAAGTAACAGGAAGGTTATTGCTATTGAACAAAAATTAAATATTGGTGATCAAGTTCAATGGAAGAGACATCCATATGATACTTCAACTTATGAAGTAATGGAGGTACTTCCAAATGGTAATGTTTTTATAGATAATGGGATCAATGCATTTACAGATATAAAACAAAGTGTATTAAAATTTATTAAAAGATCAGCTGAATAGGCTGATTTTTTATGTACATTTTTACATATATATTATATAATGATTATAAGGTGATAAAATATGATTAGAAAATGTTATTCTTGTGGTAATACATTTATTCTTATAGAACATGGAAAAACTCATTACCATTATTATCCTAATACTTATAATTATTATCCAGGATGTGGAAGAGGTAATACTAAAGAATTAAAAATTGAAGAATTAAAAGCTATACTTAAAAGTTATAAAAGTGCAACATACGAGCATGAATACGATATTAAAAAACTTGAATATATTGTAGAAGCTGAAGAAATGTTGGAAACATCAAGAAAGTTAGGTGAATAGAATGGTATTTAGATGTTGCAATAAAGAATGTAATGAAATATGGTTTATACAAAGAATGTATGATATGCCAAGAAATAATAAATGTCCTCAATGTGGTCAATATCATTTTTTACATCAGTAACTTTCTATAATTGAATTGGAGGAATTAGTTAATAAAATACGTGAGACACAAAAAGATATTGAGAATCAATGGATTTACGATAATAAATATTATGATAGTTTAACACAACACTTAGAAAAAATTTTAGAATTAGAAATAATGGTTTCCACAATAGATAAATTAATAGAATAAATTTTTAAATGGGGATGAATAAAATGGTTTTTATATGTAGTAATGAAAAATGCAATGAAATATGGTTTTCATATAGAATGTGGGATGAACCGCTTGTAAACCGTTGTCCACACTGTGGTACAATACATTATAATCATCAAGCTAAAACTATGGAACAAATTGATGATATGATACAGTGGAGAGAAGAAGAAAAAGATGTGACCGCACCATTTGAATTAATAACCTTAAAGAGAATGCGAGATTTAGAAATATTACTTAAGACTTTAGACAATATGGATATAGATAGTTAAAATTTATAATGTTTTTTCATTTAATATATAAAAACTATATGAAGAAGGTGAATTAAAATGGCTGGAAAGACAGGAAAGTGGGAAGACAATTTTAATAAGATTGTTAATTTAGAATTACCGGTTGAAGGTAATAAAGTATGGAAATTTACAGTTGAAGAACATAAAACAAAAGGTACTATGCAAATGAATGTTCGCTTATTCCAAAATGATAATGGGAAAGATGATGCGTATGTTGGACCTACAAAAAATGGATTTATAATCAAAATTAATACAAAAGAAGAATTTAATACATTTAAAGAAACTTTTATAAAATATTTAAATGAAGTTGAAGACATGTTATGATTGGAATTTATAAAATTACTAATATTGATAATAATAAAGTTTATATTGGACAAAGTAAAAATATTATTAATAGATTACAAAATCATAAAAATGCTCTAATTAAAAATAAACACTTTAATTGGCATCTACAAAATGCTTGGAATAATTATGGAGAAAGTAAATTTACTTTCTCCATAATTGAACAATGTAATGTTGATGATTTAGATGAAAGAGAAATGTATTGGATTAATTATTATAATTCCCATAATAGAATTAATGGATATAATAAAACATTGGGAGGAAAAGGACCAATTGGTTATAAACATGATTATCAGACAAAATTAAAAATATCAAAAGCAAATAAAGGAAGAATATCTCCAAATAAAGGAAAAAAATATTCTATAGAACATAGAAAAAAATTATCCCAAATTCATAAGGGTAAAAAATTGACAGAGGAATGGAAATTAAAAATATCACAAAGCAATAAGGGAAAAANACCATGGAATAAGGGTATAAATTCTAAAAAAATTACTTTTACAGAACAACAATATTATTTTATATGTCAATTAAGATCTATTAATATATCTTATAAAAATATAGGGTATTTATTTTCTTGTTCAAAAAATGTAATAGTAAGATTATTAAAAGACAACAATTGTTATATTACAAAAAATTGCAAAAATGATTTTTTTATAAAAACAAAAGAAGATGTAATAAAATATGAAAATGAAATTTATCTTTTCTTTGATAAGTTTAAACAAATATTAAAAAATAAAAATTAATTTTGCAATGGTTCTGGTAAAGAAGGAGAATATATAGGTCCTACAAAAAACGGATTTATAGAATCCATACATTCATTAGAAGATGTTGAAAAATTAGAAAAAGCATTTGCTGATTATTTTAAGAAAGTAAAAGAAATGTTATAATAAAAAGAGAGATTTTTCTCTCTTTTTATTTTTTTGTTAAAAGATTATTATTTAATATTTATTATATTATAAATTCATTATTCTGGAGGATAAAAATAATATGAAAAACAGTGTTATTATTGAAACGGCTCAGTACATCGTTGATAATCAAACCACAAGAGAAAAGGCTTGTAAGAAATTTAGTATAACCAAGAAAATGTTAGCTGGTAGAGTTGCAGTCTTAAAGAAAATTGACAGAAAGTTGTATAATCAAGTCCATGAAGTTCTTGATGGACAAAAAAGAAAACATAATTCATTACCTTTATATCTTAGAGTTGCCGAATATGTTCTCAATTCTGGAGATTGCTGGTATGGAACAATGGAACATTTTAATATTTCAGACAAAGAACTTTACGATGCATTAAGATATCTAAACAGTAAAAATCAAGCTGTTTACAACAGAGTGGCTTATTACTTATACGAATAATTAATAAATAAAAAGAGCTGAAAGGCTCTTTTTTTATGTCCCTCTCTTTTAAGTAATTATTATTTAGTTAATTTTCAATGCCCAAATACGTATTATTAATATGATAATAATGTGTAGGGGTGATATTACATGAAGAAAGACATTTTAAAAAAAGAATATTTTGATATCCGGGATTTAGCTAATATAGTAAAAAAAGAAACACAAACTATTAGATGCTGGGAAAAAGAAAATATTATTCCAAAAGCAACCCGTAGATCAGTTCATGGTCAAAAAAAATGGAGAGAATATTCAAGAGAAGAGTTAGCAAACATTCTCGAAACAATCTTGGCTTATCCGTGGCAAAGAAAGATAATCAAAAATCAAACAGAAATTAAATATATTATAGACTATTTACGTGGCGAAATAGATAGTCTTGAGGGTGTTTTAGGGGACGAAAATGGAAAAGATTAAGATTTATATTGATAATGTATATACTAGAGTTGAAGGAGCATCTCATGATACTGAATTTGCTATATGGAATGAATTATCTTTTCAAATAGAAGAATTTGGCAGTGAGCATATACGACATCGTCATTTATTCAATCGTAAAACTAAAAAGACATATACAGGTTTACTTAATTGGATTACAAAAATATTAGATGAACGTCATGAAGACTATGAAATTATAGATACAAGAATTGCACATGCACCTAATGCTAATTTTAAATTAGTAGATGAAGTTGCTCCTGGTGTTCCATTTAAATTAAGACCATATCAAGAAGAAATAGTTAATAGGGCTGAGCCAAGGGAATGTATTCAAGCCGCAACTGGCGCTGGTAAAACAGCTATAATGGCTGCTTTAATAGCTAAATTTAATGTAAAACCTGTTTCTGTATTTGCTGATAAATTATCCTTATGCACACAAATTAAAGAGGAATTTGAAAAGTTTTTGGGTGTTCCAGTGGGTCTAGTTGGTGGAGGAATAAATCAAAGAGAAGATATCACTGTATATTCATTACAATCAACAACAGAAGATGATGTAAAAGATAGTAAGATGATTTTATATGATGAGTGTCTTACTTATGATACTCTTGTTCTTATGGAAGATGGATCCTATAGAAAAATAGGTGAATTAGTTGAAGAGAAATCTGAAATGGGTGTTATGTCTTATAATCATATGACTGGTAAAGTAGAAATCAAAAAAATTATAAGTCATTCTAAAACTCCATTAAGTCAGAATGATAAGAAATTAATGAAACTAAAAGTAAGAACTCAGAATGGAACTATTATAAATATAGAATGTACTGATAATCATAAGATATGGGTTGATAGCCTTAGCCAATATGCAATGGCTAAAGATTTAATAAAAGGACAAAAAGTTATTATTAAAAATGATGNTTTGATTATTGGAATTATTGAAGAAATTGAATATATTGATATGACAGATGAAGAATATGAACAAACATTTGTATATGATATTGGAATAGAAGATAATCATAACTTCTTTGCAAATGATTTATTAGTTCATAATTGTCACCACGTGCCAGCAGATACAGCTAATACAGTATCTCAATGGTGTAAGAATGCTTATTATAGAATTGGTGTTTCCGCCACTCCATGGCGTGATGGTGGAGATGATTTATTAATTGAAGCTGTCTTAGCAAAACGTAAACCGGAAAATAATATCAACGCATCTTACTTAATTAAAAATGGATATCTTGTTCCAACTACTATTTATTTTGTTCCAATGAAACAAGTATTTAAAGGTAAAAATTATCATAATGTTTATCAGCAAGCTATTGTTGATAATGAGGAAAGAAATAAAGCAATAGTGACTATAGCTACTAAAATGTTGCAAACGAAAAAAATGACCACATTAATTCTTATACAGCGTGTTGAACATGGAGAAAAAATTCAAGAAATGCTCTTTAAAAAGATACCTCAAAAAACATTTACGATAACAGTTGATGATCCAAAAAATGGCAAACCAACAATGGTAAGAGTAAAGAATATTGAATTTTTATCTGGACAAGACGAAGCTCTAAGACGCAAAGCGGTTATTCAAGCAATTAAAGAAAAGAAATGTCAAATATTAATAGGTTCCACAATAGCAGATGAGGGCCTTGATATACCTTCACTCGACTGTCTTATACTTGCGGGAGGAGGTAAATCGAGTACAAGAGCATTTCAAAGAATTGGACGTGTATTAAGATTATTCAAAGATAAAATAACTGGAGAAGAGAAAAAAAGAGCTGTTTGTTTTGATTTTCAAGATTATACACCAATGTTAAGACGGCATGCAAGAATTAGGGAAAAGCTTTATAAAACAGAAGATATGTGGGATATAAAACAATTAAATCCAGGTTTATTAGAAGAATAGAAATATAAAAGGAAGGTTAAATAATCTTCCTTTTTAGTATTACTGTGAAATTATTGGTTTATCAACTTTCTTATCTGTGAAGGCTACTATATACCAATCTGTTTTTATATCTAAAATGTGGTTGATAATTTTCATATTATCTAATAAAAATCTTTTTGCATATTTCGTAGCATCTTGTTCTATCCATTTATTTTCCCATTTAGTAGAAAAGTAATTTTTAGAATCATTTTTATATTTATATAGACAGAAAATACTTTGATAATTATGTTTGAATTCATGTGCAAGATTCATTATTATTTGAATTCTAGTTATTTGTTTATATAATTCTACACCTACCGCTTCTTTACAACGATTTTGAATATTAAAAGCAAATATTTCGATTGTTTAGTAATTTAACGGCTTCTATAATATTATTATTGGAAATTATTTTTTTCCCCATATTGGACAACTTTCATTTTAACACACCCTTATAGTTTATATTAATATTATATCATAAATAAAATTGTATGTAAATAAAATTGCATATCTAAATAATTATTATTTA